AGATACCACATCTGTTTCTACACCAGCAGTTATACCAATATTTATTTTACCACCACTTATAAACTCATTAGGTATTCTAATATCGATAACAACATCAGGTTGACTTGTTATTTTATCTTGTGTTGTAAAACTACTTAACAACTTCTGATGTCTTTTGACTTCAGGTCTAAGATGGTTTCTTGGTGTCGAACCCCACTTAACATCTAAACATTTAATGTCTAAATCTTCTCTATCCATAATAGAATAATAGATTGAACGAGCATGGTCACCATACCCACTACGAGTATTAAAAGGTGCAATCATAACTACTGAGCGTTTCATACTGCCTCCATCGTGTATTTTGGTTTTGGTTTCCAATTATCAAATGCCCCATCCATAGAACTAATAAACTCTTGTCCCATAGCTTTTGATGTCATTAGATTTTCTTTACAAAACTCAGATCCTAATGAACCAAGTCTTTTTCTTTCTTCTCTACCTAAGTCGTATAGTTTCTTTAACTGAACAGCAGCATCTTCTGGCTGACATCTATCATCAAAAATATAAGGTGTCATAGGTGAACCTTGAAGTGAACGATTAGTTGGATAAACAGGAAATACCCACTCACCATGTTCAGTATAAGTTCCTTTATGATTAGAACCTAACTCAACATAATCTTCAGGTGTTAGTAGTTCTTTAGCAAACCCACTACCATCTGGTGCCACGTTCTTTTTGTAAAAACCACATTGGTCTTGTAATCCACCAGTAACATTAACGATGATTGGTGTTCCAACGGTAAGAGCTTCAGCACTACCTAATCCAAATCCCTCATTACTAGCTAAGTTGATATAAACATCAGCAGAGTTAAATAGTAAATTCATATCATTATCATCGAATGGTCGTCCATCTGTTTCATATGTAAAACAAACATCATATTCAGGACATAAGTGTTTATGAACTCTTGGTAAATCTGTTCCGTTATCATCAACCGGTGAACAATGAAATACTAATACACACTCTTCTCTTTGTTCAGGTGTTAAACCATCCATAAAGTATTTATATGCCAACATTACATCGCCAGGTTGTTTTCTTCTGATGTTTCTATTACTATAAAGTATCTTAAATTTCTTGTTAGCGATACTGTGTTTAGAATCAAAATCAATTAAAGAAACATTATCATCTTCTATCTTATTAAATCTTCTTTCTGATATACCATGTGGTACATAAGTTATTTGCCAATCTTCATAATCAGGTAATAATCTTTTATTGATACCATAGGTTTGTTTTGATATACCCATCAACAAATCAGAACTCTTGTAGTAGTTTGTATTGTATTGTGGATCTGGTAAGTCATCCCATATATTATAATAAAAGATAGGAATATCTCTACGGATTTCTGCTTCCATGTTATAAAACCAAATCCAAAATCTTGGATCTGTATAGTGAAGTATAGCATCTGGTTTTTCCATAGCAATAACATCTCTAAGTAAATCTTCGTTACCATACCCATCAACTGGATATATTCTCAAGTAGCCATCTTTTATACCAAAATCTTTTTGGAGATGTTCTGACATGTCGATAACTTTTCCAGCTTCAGGATGTTTGATAGCTCCACCCATCTGAACCCAATCATATTGGTGTAATGTCTCGAATACGATGTCTTTAGATACGGTAGCTACTCCACTATGCATCCTCAAATCATCGGACATTAATAAAATCTTTTTCTTAGCCATTTAAAACCTCTTTGTTAGTATTACTATCGTCAAAATATTTGTTTAATATGTTTAATTTATCGTCATATTCAGCTATAATTCCTAGCTCTTTTTCTATCGTATCCATAATATCAGGATGTTCAGCAACACCAACTCCTTTTTCTAAAAGAGTTTCTACGTTGATACGATGTTTTTCAATATGAGCTCTAAAATGTAATTTACTTGCATTTATCAAATCTTCTCTCATGTTAATCATTAAAACTGACTCCCACTTACATGAAGTTTATCATAGCTTTCTATGCTTTCTTGTATAACATTATCATGAACATATTGGTGAACCGAGCGATTAACTAATTTTTGTAAATTCATTGATGAGTTGACCGTTCTAAGCTTAAAATCTTCATATAATGATTTAAGGATTTTTACCGATGTCAACTTTGTTAAAGTATCTTTTTTCATAACCATTTCCTCGTTGTCTATAACTAGTATATATAAATATATAGTTTAATTTATAACGAGTGTTTTTTTTCCAAACTTATTAGCATATTTAATCGTTGACATAGAGCCTTTTGACTCAACCCCCCTTGGAACAAAAGAAACAACATACTCTGAATAAGCAGCTATTATCTTATTACGAACATAATAATTTTTTACACTATATGGTTTACTATAATCTTTTTTATCTTTTGGGCAATATAAATTCCAATTTTCATGTTGAGGTGGAAACTCTTGGTATTCTAATCCCAATTCTAAAGCATACTTTTTAGCATAATAATCAGCGCCTGTTTTACAACCACCACTAACTATGATTGTATCAGAACCCTTTTCGTTCTTTAACTTAAAGATAAACTCTTTTATCTTTCTTCGGTTTTCGTACTTACGACTACCTACTATTGCTACTCTTAAAGTATCTTTCCCCACTCACAATGCTCCGTTTTTACAAACTCACAGAACTTACAAGCACTACCAGGAGAAGCATTGTAATTTCTATCTGTTTTATGGTTTCCACTTTTATCATAGATAGCCTCACGAAATTCTGTAAAGGCTTTCATAGTTTTATTTACACTAACTTTACCATTGGCAGGCTCAAATCTCTGTAACCTACTAATAGGAAAGTCACTTTTCTTTGCTATCTTTCTTTTTAGTATCAAGAACTCCACAGATATTTTATCCAATGGAACATCAAACTTTTCTGAATAAAATTGTTTGTAAAGTAATAACTGAGCTTTCTTGTAAAAGTTCTTCTTATGATAATCTGTCCAACTTCTCGTAGAAGTTTTAAGATCAATAATAGTTATCTTACCTGATATCTTATTTCGTATCACAACATCAAGAAAACTTTTTAACTCTACGTTCTCTTGTAGTTCTATAGTTATAGGCAACTCAATCCCAACTAACTCGTAGTTTTTTTTCATGAAATACTTACCACGATGTTTTCTGAAATGTTCAAGTATAGCCAAACCATCTTGATAAAACTCAACCATTTCATCTTGACTACAAGGTAAGGTTTCTTGACCTTCTTTTATGAGTTTGAACTCACCCATCATTTCAGTTTTCAACATACCATTTAGGTCGAGTGCTTCAGCAGCTACGATAGAAGTACCATACATCACCGTGAGATATTCTTGTATCACGGTGTGCATAGCAGTTCCAAAAAGAGTATGTATATTGCCTGTAAAAGTTCCTAGCTTGTCTATATAACGAAGTTTCCATTTAAGGTTACATTCACTATAAGAAACAAACTGACTATGTGATACATGTCCCATTATATTATCTCGTCAATCATCCCATATTTTAAACAAGTTTGAGCATCCCACATTAAATCGTGTTTTAGCATTTCATCAAGTTTTTTCATAGGTAATTTAGTGTATTGTTTATAAATGTCTTTTATCGTTTTCATCATTAAATCTAAGTTTTTCTTTTCATCATCAAAGTTGGAATATGTTCCCCAAAAGTTACTGCTTAATTGGTGGATTAACATATAAGAGTTTCTACTCATAAACCTTCTCTTACCGACCACACTTAAAAATGTCCCAGCACTAGCAGAGAATCCATCAACATAAGTTTCCACATCAACTTTACATCTTAACATGGTATCCATAGAAGCAATACCACTTACTATACTTCCACCACCTGAATTAATATGTATCTTAATAGGTGGTGGTAATATACCAAGAGTTTGTGACAAAGTCAAGGACTTTCCTTCTAACTCACCAATTTTTTTGTTTAACTCACTACAGGAGTTTCTGTTTACGCCGGAATAGAAATATATCTTATTATCTTGTACTGAAATATGTTTTTCAGCAGCATCACCATTAGATTTTCTAACTGGTGTTTCTTTCTTTATTCCCCAATGTCTTTCCATTATTTACCCCATTTACCGTTTTTAACAATTGTTGCCATTATACCATAGTTAGATACATCTAAGTAAGCATCTTCCATTGGTTCTCCTTGTACTGCATTGTCTCTACCACTCATCAGTAAAGTTTTTAGTCTCTGTATCTTATCGTTCATACGAAACCATAAACCGGTAAGTGATAGATGAACTTCTTCTTCGGTCTGTAATTGTGTTCCTACGGAAATATTACCAGGACCATAATCATGTTGTTTTTTAAGAAATAGTTCGTATTGTTCTCTTTGTAACCTACGAAACTCCTTAGTCATTTCCGGCCATTCTTTCTCCATCTGTTCGACTATAGGATGCTCTTCAGTAATTAACTCTCGTTCTTTTATATTCATAACTTCCTCTATTTTACGATTAAATGTGATAATTGTATTACGATGATGATTATAGATAAGACCATACTTATTATCGTTCTTGTATCTGGCAACTCGTTTAACATTAACCAAGTCATTATGGTAAATACTAAAGTAGCCATCCCAAACCCTATTGGTCTTACATACCAATAATTTTGAAAATACTCATAGTACCATCTGGTGCCATAATAAAAACATAAACTAATTGGTATACCACCAATTATAACCCACCAAATATTTTTAGCCCATTCATATTTAAATTGACCTTGCATATGAAACCAAGCAATAATGTGACCTATAAATGAAATACCTAATGCCATCCACAATTTACTCATTTAACACCCATCTTTTTTATTTCTTTATCTGTTTTACCATATTGTTTTAATAGTAGCTTTAACTCATCAGTAGTCATTAAGTTATAGTATTCACCTGCCTGTAACTTACTAACTTCAAAATATTTTTGTATGAAAGGAACAACCTCTTCATTTGTTTTGGTTTTCTTTCCACTAAGGTATCTTAGATAAGTTTTTTTCTTTGGTAATAAGGAGCAGTAAAATTTATATACCACTCCTATTGGCATTACCTCAATCGTTAGATTCTGAAAGTGATTTACTATTGGTAGGAAATCATCATTCATACTTAGGTAACGATTTACCATAAATGGACTAAACTTTTTTTTGTCAGCATCGGAGAAATTATTCCAATCTCGTTTGCCGACAAAAAGTTCGTCTATCCAATGAAAAAGACCGGCAGGTACTACTTTGCCTTTCTTATTCTTAAATAAGTTCATCCAACTCCCCACCCATTGGCAATAACTCACCACAATTTCCACAATTAAATACTTGTATCGGTGCTACTACTTCCTTTCCGGTTGGGGAAAGTATAGCAGATATCTTCTTTATGATATAACCTTGTATAAAGATTTTGTTTTCACACTTTTGACAAGCCATCGT